GGCCAGTTGCTGCTTTCCATGTCTTTACTTCACCTGTGTCAAGATTCTTTGTTACTACCAAGTGGATCTTCTTGTGAGATAGATCCGTTTCGATGTCCAATACTACCTTCATTAAGTGTAATCTCCGTTGCTTTGATAAGCTCAGCAGTAATCCCATCTTTGTTGTTTAACTGCTTCAGTAGGTGAGCAAGTATACCACTATTATAGCTCCCCATAGGAGATCCTTCACTTTTCTTGTAACAGAAATATGAGGAACCGCTAAAGCCATTAAAGACATAACCATGCTCTTGCTCATTGACTGAGGAGATACCTGAGTTAAGCCTCCAACTATCTCCTGTAGCGAATCCTCCTCGCCAGCTACCGAAAACCTTATACAAAGGCTTGTCTGACTGCTCATTGACGATCTTGATAATTACCCATGCTTCAGGAATGTAGTCACTCATCTTTGTTCTCCTTCAAACGCTCCTCAAGAGCTTTAATGCTCTTCTCAGTACGTTTATATTCTGTGTTGTCCCAGAAATATTTACACTGTTTATCTTCTTCCATCGGAGGGTCACAGAAGTAACTCTGCCGATACGGATTAGGCTCTGCTGTATAGCGATAACAGCGATCCTTCTGATGGCAGTCCCCTCCTAAGCACATACTTATATCTGGCATCCAAAACCTCAAACGGTTAAAGTTTATTAAATTTACAGGAGGAACTTCTATTTGATATTTAACCACAAACCAACCTGTGCAAAGGCATACCCTGTCCAAATCATGCCATTGGATAGTTCACCTTTGCTCCATTGTAGCACACCTACGATGAGATAGCCTACTCCTGTTGCTCCTACGATCAGGTGTTCCACCGTCAGGTGTTCGATGCTCATGTCTGCCCCCTTGCGCGGATGGCGGCGGCGCAGGCGTTGTACACGGCCGCTGGTCCTCCCTTGGCGTGCTGGTGCCAGTCATGGGCCGCTTCATCACACACCTTCGCACAAGCCTCACGCTCGGCAGCAGCGACAAGGGCGGCGAAGCGTTCGGCACAGCCAAACAGTCCTTGAAAATTTTCGGGCCAAAACTCTGCCGATACAAACCCAGCCTCCCGCGCCATGCGGATGATGTCGTCCTTAGTCATTGCAGTCATCCTCTTGATATTGCTTTACAAGTTCCTCTTTAGGTTTCTTCCCTTCAGGATAGTCCTCGTCCTTCGGCCTGCGTTTAAAGATTCTATCCCATCCTTCCTCGTAAGCCTTCTGATCCTGCTGCTTACGTGGTGCATCACCTTTACCACCGTCTGACATCTTCATAGCGATTCCTCTTCAAGTTCAATCATTCTACCCGTGTCTTTAACGTACTGAAGGTCACAGGCTGGGCCAGTGTATCCATTATACCGATTTTTTGCAACTGCCACTCGTGTTTTATGCCGCTCTCGTTCGTCCTCTGCCATACTATTCCGTTCAAGTGTAATGACTGCATCACTAAGCTGTGCAATCGCTCCAGATCCTCTAAGCTGACTAAGTGAAACTGCCTGCCCATCTTCGTGTCCTGCATTTCCTTGCGGCCTCCGTAGGTGTGATACACAGATCAAGGTTACTTCCAGTTCCTGCACCAGTGTACGCAATTTAGTCATCATGGAATCAATAGCTTTACGCTCGTCTCCATTATCCAAACCAGACACGACAATAGAGATATGATCCAAGAATACCACGCGACAGTCACACGCTTTGACCATATACCGGATTCTGTTGGCGATGTTATCAACATCAGAACTACCGAAATGATCAAACAAGTATACCCGATTTGTCCCCAAAGTGGCATCAAAAGCCTCCTTCAATTCCTGTTCAGTTACTGGAGTATCAGGCAAATGCAGCAGCTTATTAGCGTGCAAAGACATAATACTTCGAGCAGTCTTCCTCGTGGATTCCTCCAAGAACAGGCCACCAATCTTCCACTCCGTAGTCTTGAGTAGGTAGTATAAGATCTCCCGTAGGAACTGACTCTTACCAAGCCCAGACCCTGCGGTGACCGTAATCAGTTCAGCCCTCCGCAGCCCATACAGCAGCTTATTCAAGCCCTTCCAAGGGTACTGAGCCTCCGCAGCAGGCTCTGGAGTACAGATTGACTCCCAGAGATCTGCGGCGTTAACGATTCCATCAGGAATATACGTTTCAGCCTTCCACCACTCGTTAACAAACTCTTTTGTTGCACCACTTTGTAGATATTCACATGCATCTTTGTATCCACTCTTATGCTTGACTATCTTAGCCTTCTGTCCGAACAGCTCTGCAACCTCTTTAGCTGCTTTCTGTCCTGGTTCGTCGGCATCAAAGCAGATAACGATGTTCTCGAAGCTGTTTAGCCATTCGTATTGTGCCTTACAGTCCTTTAAGGCTGCTTGTGCTCCGTTCCTTACAGAAACTGAAGGCCATTGGGAGCCGGTGAGCTGATAACCTGCGAGCGCATCCAATTCTCCCTCATAGAGTGTAATATACTTTCCGTTCCCGTGGAACAAATGCTGACCGAAAAGCCCCGCCTCCGTAAACCGTCCACTAATTGAAAAAGCTTTGTCTGCGACTCGTCGCTGTTTACAAGCGACCAGCTGTCCTGCTCCGTTAGTGTAAGGATAATACTGTGTTGATTCATCTTGAGTAACTCCAAATTTCTCACAAGTTTGTTGAGTGATTCCACGATCAGGGATTGACTTTACAGTACCTTTGATAGATACAACACTCACTTTGTTTTCCTTCTTTACATATTCTACGCTGTTGTCATCTGCGAATACCGTAGTACCGCACTTGAAACAGTGTTGATGACCGTCATCGTATAGACTATTGGCGTCACTGCTACCGCAGTTTTCACATGGAATGTGCTTGACAAAGTTACTTGACATTATGCGTTCTTTTCCTTGAGTTTGGCTTCGATGGCTCGGGCAAAGTCACGCAACCCTTCCGCAAAGGTCATTGGGTTACCTTCATGCGGCCCCCAAGGCAGGTTGTCTATTTCCTCATCCGTCAGCGGCTTGTTTGCTGGTGGCGCTACTTTCTTGATGCACTGATGAATGACATGGAACATTGATTCGTAATGTCCATGCTTACCTTCACGCATCTTTTTGTCGTACAAATCCTGAGCAAAACAGTTCAGTTCTGTTTTGTCGTATGCCACCGGCTCCTGCACCGGCTGCGCTCGGCAGTTGCACGCACCGTTTGGATACGCTGGCTCGTTGTGAACAGCGCAATCACTCGCGTGCGGCGTTACTTGGCACTCTGGACATTGACACGGCTCTGGCTGCTTATGTGGCTCCGCCACGGGTGCTGGCTGCTCTACAAACTTACAGTGCTCTTGGCAGTACACCTCAGAACACCACGAGTCATGCTTACATGGTTCATTGGCTACCAAACAAGTTTGCTGTGCTGGCTGTGGGGATGTGTAGGCAACGTCAACGCCTCCGCCGTTCTTGCTCCAATATTCAATGTCTTCTTGTTTTGGTTTTCCGTTGGCCCACACGCGCTTATCGGCATAGCCTGAGTAGTCCAGGCGGGGACTCCACGCCACCGGCTGCTGTGCTGGCTGCTCGGCCAGTGCTTTTGATGACGGATATTTATGCCCGTTTGTGCATTTATCGTCACCATTGGGCCTTCGCTCGCGCATAACACCTGCGCCTCCACACTCTGGACAATAGCCGTACACAGCCACAGGAACGGCAGGAACATGACCACCTCCGGGCAATACGGCTTCCTGCTCAGCCAGCGCTTCGCGGATGGCGATGATGGCTTCTGTCTCTCGTCTCCACGATGCGCCGAGAGGCTCCGTATCTGTGTTTATCAACGCCTCCAGCGCCAGCTTCAAAGCCTCTGTTTGTTTGTTCATACTGCCTCCTTAACGCTGGCTTGTCTTTCAAGTTCTTTCCATTGTGCATATATTTCCATTTCAATGTAAACCCAGTCATCATCACTGATAAGCTCATTGACAATAACCCAGTGTCTTTTAGGGCTTTCCTTAGCAGGCTGTGGGATCACAGGAAGTAGAGCATGAACCTCCAAAGTCTCCCAATCAGGGCCACTATCTTCATCATGACCAGACCAATCAAAGATTACAGACACATCATGGTTGTTCAGTTTCAAGTTTAGGCATAAACTCATTTAAGTGCTACCTTTAAAAGTGTTAGAAGACCAATGATAACAGACAATATCACTGCTCATCCTCCAAGATGTTAGAAATTGTAACATCAAGATCAGATCCTTTAAGTGACTTGTCTATATCAATTAGTACTTTAGTGTACCCATATTGTCGTATGAGTTCACAGACATCATTGATAGACCACCAATA